AAAGACCTATTGCACTGTTTACCTCGTACGGTCTAAATGTTGGATTCTGATTGGTGATTATTGAGTTACAGGACTCTGCAGAACAGAGAGTGACCGGCGTGAACGTATTTGCAACAGAAACCGCAGCAGTGAACCTAAGCTTTATCTCATTCACGTTGATCACGCTTGCCATTTCTGATCGGGTTCCATTATCATACTCGTATTTTACCTCAAAGTAGTACTTTTCATTCTTTTCAAGAAAGATGCTGCCAGCATCTCCAAGATTTCCAGGAGAGACCTCATACCATAGTGACCAGTCCAGTCTGTTTCTGGAATACCTAAAGTACCTCTTTAAGTAGGTTAAGTCAAGTAGGGAAGGTGAATGTATGATGAGATCTTCTAAGTAGTCGGTAAATTCAGTTATTCCAACCACAGGTTCACTGGTTGAAAATATCCTAAAGTTACCATTAAATGATAGAGAGTTCTTTTGAGGATCGATAAGCAGTTTTACTGTAATTTTTGCCATGTAAACCTTGGGCTAGTATTTATTTTATTTATTTGAAAGATTGGATTAAACTAGGATCGCTCGCGTAGTAAAATAAATAATAAAAAGAAGGAACGTTTGAAAAGCAATTTTATTTTAGATCCGATGTGGATAACCCAAGGCAGCTACCTTGACTCTGAGTATTTTACGTATGTCCTACTTGATGCAAGTCAAAAGTATAAAAAGGAGATAGACGATGACAATATTGACAGGTTCTACGAGGTCATGTTTCACAGTCTGAATCTCAACAACCTTGCAGTGAACGGAAAGCTGTTTACTCCAAAATTCAAATCGGTTTGGGAAGAGCCTAGGATCATGGAAATAAGGAGCGAATTGCAGAAGATCTATTCGATGCCAGTTGATGTTGCTGAAATATTTAAGAATGCCAATTACATGTTCTTGAGCATGATACTTGAGTATATGAAGATTCACATCGACATTCTAAGTAAGGTAAAGATATTTCACCTAAACAAAAGGATCCAGGTGGAACCTGAGATATTCCTGGTAATAAACCATTCAGGTAAGGCTACTTATAAGATCTGGAAGTTTGCCGAAGACAAGAAGAGGGATTTTGGATATTCTTTCACCAAGGTAAAGTCGCTTGAAGTGCCTAATCTTAGGGAAAATGTTATTCGAGATGAAATTGAAAAACTCAACGATCCAAAGTTTGCAAGCATGAACGGTAAACGTAACGTCATATTTGCAATAATTGAAAACGATGAAGACGAGAGGAAGGTTGCAAAGTCAGTCAAAGACGTTATACTTTTAAACCGAGGAATTGCTAAGTCCGACATGGACTTTTCTCCAGAAATAATCACAGAGCTCTATTCTCTGTTGATGATCGAAAAATTAATGCCGTTTACACTAAATGATTGGATCACATAATGCACACACAAACTTTAACGAGTTCATAAATGAAGCTAGGGGATTCTCTAGCTCAGCAAATGAGTATGCTCTACTGGTAAAGAAAAAGGTAGACGAGACTCTTGACAAATATTTAGCTTTCAATTTTAAAAAGAGGTTTGTAAATTACTCAGAAGACATTGAGATACCTAACGCGGCTTCTCTTGTTTCACCAGAGGTAGCAGAGTCCTTTCCGATTGATGAGATAATAGTTAAGTTTAGAATCTCAGCGATGAAAAAGGAGCAGTTCATGAGTCACTCTGCATCGTACCAAAGAAACTACAATAAGTATAATTTGGTTAAGGGCAAAGGAGAGAAGGTGAATCTTAACATTTTGTGTAAGATCGTTGTCCCATATGAAGGTCTCACTTTTAATCGTGAGTATGCTGACCAAATAATGAGCGACATATTTCGACACGAGTTTACTCATGCATTCAATGACTATAAGGATCCCAACTTTGCTAAGGGATATCGACTTGGTGTAGTACCGAATATCGCAAAAAGGTTTGATGTGTACCAAGAGTCGGCAGCTCTGCGACTCTTTTTTAATTTGCTCTATGTGCTAACTGATGTTGAGATCGCTGCAATCTCCGGTGAAAGGGAATCCTTTGCTGATCGTAGCGAATTTCAAAAATACCCAGGAACGCAATGGGCAGATACCGGTAAGATATTTGATCCGTATGAGTTTCATGAGATGATCATGTCTGACATAGAGGGTAAACCGTATGCTGGGTATATTGACAATAACTTTGGTGAGTTTTTTGTTGACATCTATAACCGTGCAGCACACGCTAAGCGAATGCACAAGGATCCCAAAGTCCTACAATTAAAAAAGGGTTCAAGCTTACTTGATACCCTTAAGTTTTTTACCCCATACATTCACGAACAAGCAGTAAAGCTGTGGAAAAATTTAGCTAAAAAGATAGCTAATTAAAATAAAGCCTGCCAGCCGGTTCCGTTGTAGCAATAGGCTTTCTTCGTAGCTGAATTATAATATATCATTCCCTCTGATGGAGACGATGGTGCACTTGCAAGTCCATTTAATTGAAGTACAGAATTTATATGCACTATTGCATCTGACGGAACTATGTATAGTGCCTTACCTGTACCCGTTTCAATTGCAGAATAGTTTGAAGCTGGATAAGACCTAAGGCGAAGCATTTCATCTGATTCGTTATATAATGTAATGTTTGAATTACCTGTACCATGACTAACTATATTAAGACTTGTACTTGCACCACCGCTAGGCGCAGTAATAGTAAATCCAGAATTATTATTGGATGTAAAAGTTCCAGTCTGAGTTCTAATGCTAAACTCCTCTCCGCTAACGCTCATTCCTCCAGTAACATTAAGTCCTCCTCCGATATTTACATCATTATGAACCGTTAGGTGCTCACCGACACTTAGGTTTTTCATCACGGTAATTTCATCACTTCTTAGAGATTCAATGTGTGCTCCACCTGTGTAGATTCCATCAAAATCAAGTGCAACTATTCCTCCTGGATAAGAGTGAACCGGTGTAGTTGTAGCAAACTGATTTGCTACTCCATATATATGTTTCCCAACTATTACAAATCTTTCAATTTGAATTGAAAGAAATGATTTTGACCAAATTAGAGTAGGATTTGAAGGATCGGATACGTCTACTTTAAATACAGTAGATGAAAGTCCACTTAAATTTGCAGTATGAGCACAAAGATAGATACTGTTTCCGAGTTGTTTTATTTGAGTACACTCAGTAAATATTGCATTTGTAGATACTGAAAGACTTGCAAGTTGAGTGATTGTTCCCAGGTCTTCCGAAAGACTATTGCAGCTTAATGTTACTGTCCAGTGAGTTCCATCATAGACTGAGTATGCAGCATAAACGTTTTTTCGATTTACTGCAATTCCTCCTTTTTTGCTTAGTTTATTATATAACGTTACACCTACTCCTGTGTCACTTAGTAAGTCTGCAGAATTGGTCTTAAATTGAATTGCAGATTGAGGATTTTGGGTGAGTCCGCTAGTGTCAAATATTGAAATGTAAACCTTAACTGCACATGTTGAAGCAAGAGTCTGCTCCCAAGTTAAAGTTGCAGCAATATCATCTGATATATCAAGATCCATAAATGAAGTTGAACTTCCTGTGATTTTATGAGGATATACGGATGCCCATAGATAATATGGAGAAGAAGGATTTACTGCATATATTGGATTTGTTGGATCAGTAATGTCAATTGGTAAGATTCTACCATCATATACTATACCATCCGGCGATCCTCCAAGTTGAGTTGGTGATGAAGAATGCGGTAATGCATTTGTAATTAATATTGCATAATTTCCCTTTAATTTAACTCTATACAAACAGTCATATGGTCTATACGCATCGCCATATATATCAGTTTCGCCAAGTGAACCGACAACTACTGGTAATCCAGTAGATGCATCAAACTCTACTACTTGAAAGTATACAGGAGTTCCAGGAGTACTAAATGCGTAAGATTGATTTGTTGCAATGTACCCAAACTTTCCAGAAATTGCAATATCTGATACTCCTGCACCAACAGGTTGACCTGAATATGCTGGAGAATACGGTAAATTTATTGATATTACAGAGGATGGATTATTTGGATCCTGTATGCTATATGAATTTAGATCTCCGCTAAACGTTGAAAGATCTCCGGATAAATTAGAATCTCCTCCTATTACATAAATTGTATTTCCATAAGTCGCTGCACCATAAGTCGCTGCACCATGTGTACCGTAACCCGCATGTGTACTAGTAATTAGAGATGTTGCTCTAGGCGTAGTGTTTCCAAGTTGAACAAAGTTTCCGCCAGTCTGATACGTAGTATCGTTAAGATAAATGGCTTTGCTGTTGCCAACTGCGTCCAACACTAAATATGACTGGTCAGTTGAGTTATCAACGTATCCGGTATTGATTGTTGGAAAATTTGGAATTGTAAATCCACCTGCAATACCTAAGCTTCCTCCAGCTGAATGAGTTCGGTCAAATGCAAGTATGCCGTCTGCAATATGAGTTCCGGATGTAAAATATTCGTCTAGTCCATATCTTGAACCTATCACAAAAGTAGAGCGGTCAGATACTGCTGGGCTTGGAAAATATTTAGGCGATCTAAATTCAAAGACTCCGTTATAACGATTTGTTGTAATTCCTCCATCCGGTATGTCTAATGAAAATACTTCTCTATATCGATGGTCAAGGTGAGCTGTATGTACACTAGTTGAGTCTCTTTCAAATCGCATCTTAAAGGTCTCATTTACGGTAGTTAGTACTGGATTTCCAGAACCATCTAAATATAAAACTCCCATTTCCATGTGGTTACGACCGACCGTTTTTTGATCTACCACAATTGAAAGTAATGAATTATAGAATGAATCTGGCAAAACCGAAGTGATCGCGCTCTCATTGAAGTTAGTTAAGAACAACACGTCATTTGTGGAAGCACTTGGCGTAATTCCACCTTGTGAATTATCGTTAGCTGAATCTGTTCTGTGTCCAAACATGATAAACCTAGTATCAGGTGGAGATCCTATATCTAAACCTCTATTAAAAGGTGAAGGCGTGCTTGCCAAATAATTATCGATTATTGTAGCAATATTAAAAAGTTGATGCCAGATAGGTGTAGGACTTGCATCGATATACTGCCAAACAGCAAGAGTGTTTGAGTTTAAGTAGAAGTCACCAACCATTTGTCCGGGAAAAGAAGTTGGTGTAGTCACAGTATCAACATACCAGGCATTTCCTCTAATTCCCTGTGGACCAGTTAGACCAGTCGGTCCGGCAGGACCGTCCCCTCCAGTATTACCAATAGGTCCGGGCTCGCCTACTCCCAATTCCAATAACTTATTGAAGTTGAAGTTTATTTTGTCTACTGTTATTTCCTGAGCGTCTGCTGGAAACAACTCCTTAAGGTTTATCCTGATTGGCATCTTTAGATGAATTTAATTTTTATCGAAGGACTTACTAGTAATCCGGCATTGAGATTTTTCTGTATGCTAAATTTAAGTATTAGTCTGTCTTTTTTATTTATTATGGCTGACTTAGATAGAGTATATCCCTGCTTAAAGCGTTGATCGTCGTTAAGGAACACAAACTGGATTGAATTTGGATTGCTTGCTCCGTTTGTTGTAGTAACAGTAGCATCACGCTTAGTGTAAAAATCAGCGGTGTCTAGGTCATACAACTTAAGAAGATTGAGCGCAATATAATCACGCACATATGCCTCAATTGAGTTATAATTTCCAATGAATTGGTTTTGATTCACTAGGAACTCATTGAATTTTTGGCTAATTCCGTTGTTTATGAAATAAGAGGTAAGAACGTTTGCTAGGTTAATATATCCATCTACAGTTGTTTGGTTTTCAATTACCACAAGTTCTTTATCTGTCAAGTCAATTGATTCAAGCTTTTGTCCTGCAGGTACTAAATATTCAACAAAAGAAGTTAGAGCTATTTCGCTAGGAACAGCAACGATTTTTCCTATAAAGCTTTCGTCCTCTTCTACTCGAGAAGAGCCTGCAGCTGGGACATAATTTGCGCTATTCACATACTTATGGTGAAATCCCCAGTCCCAGTTACTTCCAAGTAAGAAGTATGGTGCCTGGCCTATCGCAACTTCGCTAACTGCCGGATACTTTGGTAAGTATGAATTATCAGATTCCAAAAGCAATATTTTCAAATCTGATACTTTGATGTGACTAAAGTTTTGGATAGTCAAGAGATCTGAGATTTGAGTATTTAGCTGAATGTTAGCTAGCTTTATGTCAGATATTTTATTGTGACTAAATACAAAGGTTGAATTACAGAAAAGGACATCTTTCGCGATTGGCTCATATTCTCCTTTATATCGATTTAGATCAACTGTGTTGTTTAGATTCACAGTCTCATAAGTATATCCTATTGTCTGGCTAAATGAGAATTGAGTTGGTTTATCGTTATCGATATTTACAATAGTTTGGTTTTTCTTGGCAACGATTGATTGATCAGCAATTTCAAAGTAATAGTTTGGAGTTGCAGACTTTACTGGGTTGCCACTAGGGTCTAGCGAATACGACTCAAACTCAATTATAGGATTAAGCGAGTTTACATATTCTTTAAACTTAGAGAAAGAGATCTTCTCCAATAATTTCTCAAAATATCTTTCGCCTCCGCCAAAAACAGAGAAAACAAATTTATCACGTATCACCTGCTCAAAACTATTTGGAATAAGAGGCAGCGGCTGAATATAGTTTGTGTATGGCGGAGTTGCTGTGAAAGTAGAAAGTCCAATAAATCCAGTAGGTGTGAGTGTGTATTGAACGCTCGTCTCACCTACACTAGTTATTGGATTTGAGTTTGTGGAATAAAATCCGTTTATCGTATCAATAAAAGTGACTTGTGGAGTAGGAAAGCTATAATTTGTTGCCAATATCATCTTGCTTGCACTAGGAAGCAAGATCTCATCAGATAGTATTGATGGATAGTTTGCAAATTGTGGATTTACGATTTGATCAATTGTTCCTCCGTCTATTCCTATGTGAACTCCGCTTGCAACAAGAGAAAGCTTAGAGGAAAGTCTAACGTTTGAATAATTATTTAGGGCGTTATTGAACTTCTTGTGTTTTAGGGAATAGAGAAGCCCATGAGAAATATTGGAAACGTTATCTGAGTCAAACGCTATTCTATAGTCACCATTTACGGTTGAGTATGCTGGTACTGAGCCAATTGACGTATCGCCAAAGAATATCACAGGCGCTGAGCTTGCAGAAGTTCCAATCGAAGTATAGGTTTCTCCAGTTGCGCTCCAGTAAGGATCGATCTGGTCCAAATAACCAACTGAGATCTCAATAACTACAAGAATAAACTTAAAGTCCTTGTGTTCTATTACTCTGTATTTAATAGGTGGAACAGGTCCGTTGTTTTGATTTGTAAAGTCTTCTTTTACTGGTTTTAGTATGCAGCTAAATTTATAATCATTGAATCTTGTAGTATTCGGGTTTGCGACGGGTTTTCCATCTGCGCCCTTTACAGTAGGATCAGTTACGTCTTTAAATATTGCCTTAAAGCCTTTAAAGAAAGTCTCGTACTGTCCTGCAACATTCTTAAATATCGTTGAGTACCTAAATTGAGAGTGTCCTACTTCTGTCAGTGTTCCGTTAATTTCAGCAGAAGGAACATAGGTAAAATAATCAATAAAGTAATTGGGATCCCTTAGTATAAATGCCGGATCCAATGGTGAATCAAAATAGTAGAAGTTTTGTTTGATAGTCTCCAGGTCATTTGCATAATTGAACTTACTCTCTATGTAAAACCACTCGTGAGTAAAGTTAGCTGGATTTTGGGTTCTATCTGTGTGGTCTGGAGAAAAGTTATTTCGGCCAAAGACCAACTCGGTATTGAGTCGATATGGGTTACTTCTACTATCTGTGCCGTCCTTAAACCTCCACTTAGTTATGTATGGAATAATCTTAGAACGAGTCGCAAAGTCTTTAGTTGCATTTTCTTTATAATAATCGTACTCAGTCGTAGAGAGTCCGTTTATATATTTAGTCCTTAATTCATACTCTTCAGTATTTGTTTGAGGAACTACAGTTGATGGATCCTTTAATATTGAAAATCCAGTAAAGTCGGTTAGCTCTTTGTTTTGATCATTTATTGGATATAGTAGGCTTGGAGACGTTGCTGAATAAAGAGAAACTAGAGGATTTCCAAGAACAATTGTGTATTTGGAAAGATCCATTACAGTAAAGGTGCTTCCACTTGCATATTGGCTTCCGTTTACTTCAATTGTTCCGTTTACAACAGAATATGTTTTTGATGGCTCCAACATTAGGGTATTTGCAGGAACAAAGTAATTTTGATAGAGATCTATCTCTGGAAATCTAGCATAGTCACTATAATAAAAGTCAAAGTCAAGGTCCTTTATTGGAAAAAGCGAGATGAAGCCAAAACCCGGTCTAAATTTCTTTCTTATTGCAAACTCACGGTATGAGATAGTTGGCGTATCATTAAGCTCTAACACAAGCGCAATTTTATTCAAATACGAAGTGATTGCAGTTGCTCTAGTCGAGGAAAGAATCTGATTCTCTGGGGTAACGTCATCGATGTATTGTGTGACCTTTAGGATTTTAGACCAGCCGCTAGCTGTCTTCACTAAAAGGTTTGACTGGTCTGCTAGTATTTTTGAAAGGTGTGACGAGTCAATAATGAGTCTATTTCCCGAAAAGCTGGATCCTCCTACAAAATTGGTGTAGGCTCCGCTTAATTGAGTTCCTGTGACTCCTCCAATCTCAACTCGTGAATAGTCACCAACTTGTGATTCATAATTGATTGAATACTTACTATCGTGATCGCCGTTCACTTGCACCTTAATGAAAACGTAGTCGTCATATGCAAAGGCAGTAAAGCTGCGATTTCTTACTTTATTTAAGCAGCCAACAAATGCAGAGACAACTTCAGTAATGAGTCCGCTTGCATTGAAATAGAATGTGTCATGACCTACTGTTCCAGAATAATCGTTGAAGAAGTAATAGTCGCCGGCGTTTGGAACTAGTGAGTAGCCGACAGTTGCAGTAAATAGGTCGTATTTACCGTTTGAGTCAACTCTTGTGCCATGAGGGTGATATAATCTAAATTCATCAAGGTCATTAAGCAGATTCTTGAATTTTATCGCAATGTGTGACCTTCCGGCAATGAGGCTGGCGTTTCCAATATCCTGTAAAAATATCGAATCACTAGGACCAAAGAATTTTCCCAAGTCAATTGATTTGTCGCTTAGCGTTATTTTACCGTAACCTTCCTCCTGTGCGGCAGAGCCAGTAGCAGTCGGTGAGCCTGGTATTGCAGTAACAAGGTAAGTAAAGACAGTATCTGAAATTCGGGTCACAAAAAAGCTTCCTGAATACTCAGGATCTACACTAGTCACCGTTACGAAATCATCGGTGTTGAATAGGTGTCCTGCAGTAGTTGCAGTGACTAGAGTCCCACTTGAAGTAAGATCAACTGAGACCGAGTTAAGGAGATCAATTGAATAAGGCGAGCTTAGCTTAGGTAAGTGAAGGTTACCGTCCTTATCACTAAGGTAGTTAAAGTAGAGAGTCTGCGAGTCTGTGAATATGTTAGAGAACTCAGACAAGTTTATGTCCAGGTTCTTGTGAGGCAGGACAACTCCTGTTGGGTTTGTCTGTTTCAACACAACACTTTCATACTCATAGTATTTCTTACGAAATCTGGGTTCGTTTGGCCAACTGCCTCTCTCAGCATAAATACGATCAAGATCTATGTCTAATTGAGAAAGCTCAACAGTATCGACATAGAGTCCAACGTATCGGTTAAACTCATAAGGGACTGACGTGTCATCGTTAAATACGAACTCAATATTTAATATGTTTGGCGCAATCACTCCGTTACGGCTAAACCCGTTAGTAATATTCTCCTCAAAGAACTTTAGTGGTGTGGATTCAGTGTATTGCTTGTAAAATAGTTCGCCTCTGCTTCCAAATACTCCTGCATTTACCAGGATGCCATTCCAGGTAGTGTAGTCAGCTTCGTTAAATGATACAGTTAGCGGACTCACGGGATACCCTGGGTTGTTCAGGTAAGATCTAAGATATTTTCCAGGAGCACTGTTCTCGCTTAAGTCAAAAGTCTTTATGATCGTCGCGTTCTTGAACATGTCAATCAAGTACTGATCACGTGCTTCTCCGGCTTCGTAATTTGCCTTAGACACATCGACTTTGTAATTGATCGGATCGTTGATCTTGAAGATCACAAAGTAATTTGGCAGGGTTTTCTTTAGGTAAAGTGGAGCAAAATATGCAAGTCTCTCTGTGTACTTATTTGAAGGAAAGTACTTTACTCCGCTAAAGTAGTTTGAGAAATCGTATTGGTCCTTGTAGTTCTTTGAAGTCTTGGTGACATCGACATTCTCAGTAAGGCTAAAAATAATCTCGTTTGGTGTTGTACCGTTCTTAAAGAACTGGTACACGTTTGCTGGCAAAGACTGGGTAGTATCAATTGGAAACTTTGAATAGTCATCCTTTGATAACTCCTGATTTGCTTTTATTGAGTCTAAGTAGAGTCCACCAGATTCATCAATCGTAAGCTTAATGTTTCCAGTAAGCTTTGGATTTGTCCTTACCAATTGAAAACTAGCGTCCTCAGTTAGTACATTAGTATATGAGATTGTACGAGCCATTTATTAGAATGTCTTGATCGTTCCTTTGCTTTGGACAAGTGGTGCATCTAGAGAAGTTTCTTTAGTGTACTGGCCGCTGATTTCCAAGTCAAATGAGAAAGGCACATCGTTTTTAACGATGATGTCAATCCCGATCTTCTTTTGATATTTTATATTGTTTAGTGTACCGCTGGTTCTATATCCTCCAATATATCCCAACTTATCAGAACATCTAAATTGAAATAGAATCGGGATATTGATTGCATTCTCAGTTCCAGTCTTTATAACTGTGCTTGAAATAGCAGGGAAGTTACCAGTCACTGAAATTGCTTCATAGTTTACTGGGAACATGTAAAGATATGATCCACAAGAATATTTACCGATTAGGTATTCGTCGTTTGGCGTAAATCCAAGTTTTATTGGATAGTTGTTTGTTGCTCCAACTGTTGATACCGGAGCCGCAGGTGTCACTCGACTTGCCTGTTTATAATAAGACACTCCAAAATTATCCTTAGCTTCTGCTACTGACGATTCAAAGTGAAGCGAGTGAGCAAATGGCAGGTATTTTTGGGCAGAAGTTGCGTACGGACTATCAAATGCTGGAAGATAGAATACGGCCGGATCAAAGGAAGCAACAGTTCCTGTGAATGACTTGAGATATGGATGGTCCTTGCTTATACAGAATTCTGAAAGCTTACCTCCAGTATCTGGCGCTCCGCTCGTGATTGTTCCTGCCCAAACCTTTGCACTTGCTGTTGCTGAAGATGGATAGCTAGGATCGTATGGAAGATAGTGACCCCAATCATAAGGTACGATTGCGCTAGCGCCAGAAGGAGTCTGTCCCTGGAAGTTATACGCAGTCGATACGTAATCGTTTGCTGAGCTTACGGCAACGTAAAGTTCCTCGGAGAGTCCGTAATTCTTGTCTCTAGAATAGATGAACTGGCTCTTTACTTGACCGGATTGTGTGCTAGGTATTTGCTTGAAAAGAGCAGGTGCGATAGCTGTCTGGTTTTTATTTACTCCAAGCGGAACGACATCGTATCTGCGATTTACGTGATAGTCATCTGTTGGATGAGCAATAGGATCGCTAAGATCGCATAGAGTATCAATTCCACCAAAGAGTAGAGAGATAAGTTCAAGCTGAGTTGCCGAAGTATTTTGTATCGTTAGTGAGTATTGTTTAGTTATCACTCGACCCTCATTGTAAACAGTAGTTCCGCCAGTCGTGTCCTTTATAAGATCACGATAGTAACCGGCAAAGAGGCTAACTGTGTCACCATTAGATATGTCAGATGAGTTTCCATCGGAATCTGTGATGCTTACTTTGATCACTCCCTTATCTAGAGCAATCGATTGCTGGATCGCAGTTAGAGTGTTTGAAAGGGTAGTGAGTTGTTGGAAGAGGTCGATCACTCCACCGGTAGCGTTATAAAATCCGCTCGCAATGTCCTGTGCTTTGTGCGCATAGAATTTATCGCCAGTCGTAAACTGATTAGCGATGTGAGTGTCAACTCCTCTAGAAGTAAGAGTCTTTTCAAAGTCCAATCGGGTCTTATCTGCAAATAGCTTTTGAGAAATGACTGTGCCTTCCTCAGTAGATGAAATGTCAGCAGGGAAAGGTATTTGAACTGATGTTGACCAGGCAGATGTTGCCGGATTTTCCGGCCAACCTGCTTCAGATAGGGACTGAACTTGTATCTCAACTATCTCACCTTTACGAATAGGTATGTCTAGTTGGTTTGTGTTTACCGTGTTAGGGTCAGAAACATTCTCAGTTGCCCAATCATAAAGACCAGTAGTCGTATTTAGAGTCTTTGATCGAGGCTTAGTTAGGACTTCTACCCATGGAGAAAAAGCAGCTGCTTTTTGAGTTCCATCAGTATCTAGGAAGGTCTGTTGATTTGCGGCAGGTTGGTTTCCAGCTGCGCTTAAGTAACGATACCTGTATCTAAATTGCACAATATTCTGCATACCATATGCCGTACTTAAAGGAGTTGGTATTTGCCAAAATCCTCTAACTGCATACTGTCTATTTGTGATAAACTGTGGAGTCGTTGATATTTGTAGAGTTGCGTTGGTTACAAGAGTCGAAAGGTTAGTTACCTTTTGGTCCCTTGCAGTGAGCGAGTCAGTAAGTTGTTTTTGTAGACGTTGAGCTTCCTGTGGAGTTTTTGATGTAGTTGTGATTTGTGCCTTAATGTCAGAGATCTGCTTGTTTAACTCCAATACTTCTTGCTCAACCTGAGCTTTTTCTTGAATTGTGCTAGTGATGTTGGCAATATTCTTGTCGTCCTGTATGTGTTTATCCACTTGGACAACTTTGAAATTACCAGCGTCTAGTGTAGGAGCAACTGGTGTAGCTGCAATAATTGCAGGTATCTTCTTCTCCTTTGCCATGTTAAGGAGTATGAGACCAAAGTCCGATACAAAGTTATTGTAGTAAGTTCCTAGAGTAGTTGTGCTATTGTCTTGTAAAGGAATAGTAAGGTCATTTGAGTAGAATGCTACACCATTTGAGTAAACGTCAGCTGTGATATTGTTTGATTTGCTAATTGGCTTAAGGAAGACAATAACTCTCTCATTGAATCCAAGATTCACGTTTATTTCAGGAGCACGATACGGCACGGGTTTTATTCTAAGCTCTGCTGCACCTATTGTAATTGGATTAATACCAAAGGTTCTTTGAAGAACTACCTCAGTGTCTGTTGCATTTACGGAAAGTATGACGTACTCAGAGTCTCCATTAGTTACTAAAGTGTCGCCTACTGCAAGTATCTTTGTGTTTTGGAATCCTGATAAAACATCAGTGTAATTTAGGGTACTAAGCTTATATCGTATTCTCTCAACTGATACAGTTGTGTTATTGTTTAGAGTTTGATTTCCGGTCTCATTTAAGATCCTTAAAACATCAAACGTTCCCTTAAACCTGTTGATAGCAGTGTCAATGTCAACTATATTATCGTCTTCAAAATAGTCTATTCCATTTGCATCAAGATCTGATTTTAGAGTAGCTAGAGAAATATTATTCTTTCCCTTGTAATTAGTATCAAAGTAAGTAGCAGCAGTCGTGTTATTTACTGCGTTTATAATAATCTTCTTTACTGCAAACTGATCCATTTCATCTGTGAGTAGACCAGTAAGATCTAAGCTAACATAGAGTAAAGGATTGAGAAATGATTCAAAGAAAGAGTTGTTCTTTACTTTGAAAGTTGATGGCATTGCAAGTGCTGCATTTGATACTGAGTCTAAATCGCTCAATACTTGGGAAGTCTTTTTAAGTTGAAACTTTCTAACATCTCCATTGGCAGAAGTAATTCCTATTACATCATTGTTAGTAGAGAGTAGAGTTTCAAATCGAGTATTTATATCCTCAATCTTTCCCTTTAGGTAACCAAATGAAGGTACGTTTATTGTGGTCTTGGTTCCAGCTGCATCTGTTTGTGTAACAGACACATTGTCTGATGTTGAATCTAACACATTCTCTAGACTGTAGAGAAATGAGTTCATATTAGTCACATCAAGTATGAGTCTGTTTAGTACGTCTGATAACGTGTGTTTGGTTTCCATCTAAATATTATCTTATTTTATCGATCTTAAAGCTGAATGTTCTACTATCTAGGCAGATTATTTCAAATATTGGCATATTTCCTGATGGCGTAAATTCAAGATCAGTCGCTATTCCAATAAGAACTCCATAAACTCCCAAGTTCTGTACATTTTTTGCATCTGTATAGAACTTAACATTGTATATTCCTGGAATAATCTCATCATCGAACACAAGTCTTAAAGTTTGGCCTGTCGACCAAGCTACGGTTGAATCATCGATTTTAATTATTAGGTCTCTAGACAGAGTAATAGGAGTTCCTCCATTCTGGTGAGCAAAATAGTTTGTGAATGTAGTTAGAGCAAGAGTATTGCTAGAGAATACATTAGTTATCGAATTTTGAGTTATGTTGTACTCCTGATTCGTATTAATTATCTTTGCTCGGTTTGGAGTCCTACGATCAATCGAGATTCCGTCTCCAGATTTTATTGCATCAAGGTTGTATGATACTGTGACGCTAGTTCCACCTGAGATTAGTGAATTTATTTGATCGCTATTAGCAGTGATCAATTGCATAATTGCGTCTGTGTTATTGAACAGGGCAAGGTTTGCAGTTAACGAAGTTTCAAGATTTGTTAATCTAATATTTAATGAATCAGCGGTCTCAGTATTAAGTAGAAGAGATTTAACTGCGGTCACATCTTGCGTTAATTGCTCAAGTGACAATAGTTTATCTGTGTATAATTGCTGTAAGTTCTTAAATTGAGTTAAGACGTCTGTGAATAGCTCAAGTGAGAATGTTGAGTAATCATTAATTGACTTTTCAACTAGAGTGTCCTCAACTGATGAGTCAAGCTTAAGATTCATCTTGTGCGAGAACGCGTTACCATTTGTACGGTTTAGCGGATCTTGCTTAAACTTGATTATTGTCGGTATTTGAAACTCCAGACCCTTTTGCTGAACGCTATCTAAGAATAGAACACCATACAGGTTTGTAGTGAAACTTAGCGGCATGCCATTTGAATCCACGTTGTGTGGGTCGTATGTATCATAGTATACGAGGATTGCATTGAACTCAAAATCTCGGTTACCGACGTAATCGTTAAACTGTGCAAAAACCTTAATTGTTGGATCCTCAGTTGCAAGCTTATAGTTTGCAAGATCAAAATCAATTGAAATTCCATCAAGGTTTGTCCTTACATACTCTATTACATCAGGGCTTTTTGTTTTTCTTATGTAAAGCTCGCTAGAGTGGTTGTATGTTGCAACTGGGTCAGTGTAATACGAGTTATCGATGTTTTGATTGAACCAGGTGTTAGCTGTATAGGTTCCAGTAGAAGTTGTCTTTGTCTCAGTATAAATTGAACCATCATCAAGATCGTAAAATGCACGAAGTGAAAGTCCAAATGGATGCACATCAGTGTAAGATCTTCCTGCCAGATACTTTGAGTTTAGCGGGTCAGCTGGAGTATTAGTAACAGTAAGCCCTCCGTAATAGTTAACGTCTGATACTGATTTGAATAGAACATATGGTGTAGTACCAACATTTGAAGGGACGTGAATGTATGCCTCAACATACGAGTTGTTATTATTTTTAAGAGTGTTAACAACATCAATATCACCAATATATTTTACTACTCGGTTGTATGTTGAGTTGGTCTCTACTTTTTCTACAAATCTAGGATCGGTTCCTACTGTCGTCACATTCTTTTCTAGTGAGTTTGCATCTTGAAAACGAATTGCTCCAAGTTCCTTAAGCCACTTAAAAAACACCCTTTCTGAAACAGTTAATGGTTGGTCCTTCTTATAATTATTACGGCTTATTAAGAGAGTCTCTAGGTTAAGCGCGTAATTTTGAAAGCTCTGTGCCAAGTTTACTGTGTTGTCTGGATTGATTCCATCAATAAGAGGAGTCTCGCCCTGAGCATAAAATTGAATTTTATTGTCAGTTGGCAAGTTAACTGGAACTCCTATTTCAGGGATTCTAAGTAGAGCAAACTTTGAAAAACGCACAGCATTTGATGTATTCGCTAGAGTGATATTAATATCTTCAAGCGCGCTCTGAAAGTTATAAAATATGCCCTTCTTATTTTGAACAGGCTTTATTAATGGTGTTACTGCCATTTAAGCTTTATTTTTTATAGGTGGAAGAATTCCAATCCAGTCATTCCAGTCACAACCAGACGATCCTTTGACGTGCTATCAAGTATGTAGAACATTGAAAGGTTGCTGTTGTATGGTGAAGGAGTAACGCTATTTAACATAGTGTTAGTTCCGTTTATGTTGATTCCAATATCATATCCGTTTGGATCTGGTGAGTTATGCAAATAGACAGCATTTGTCGTGTTGTTATTCACGCCGCCTCTTATCACAAAAGGAATTAGACCTGAGATTACTGCAGGAAAGATTGATGCTCCAGTTGACTGAACGATATCGGCTAGATATATTGTAAATGGTGTGTTTTGTGCTGGTGGATTGGTTGCATCAAAGTCAATATAGAGAACAATCTTAGTTATCGTAGGATCGATTGCACTAACTCCATCATACACTGGATTTGCAGTAGGTGCTGTTGTTGCACTTAAAGTAACAAATATGTTTTTAGTTGAAGTCTTAGTCAATGTGATTCTAGCCTCAGCAGTAGTTCCGTTCTTTGCTAAGGTAGTTGTTATTGCTTGCTTAGACTCAATTAACGATTGTGTGTACTTTATTGAGCTATTAAATGTAGCAGGACCCGCAAAAGTTGCAGCTGTGTTTACTGTCGCTGTGTTAATTGTGGCAACGTCAACTGTGATTGATTTATTTGCAGTGATTCTATCAACCATAAACACTGATTCGGTGCTACCGTTCTTAGTTAGGGTAGAAAGTATTTGGTTTGGAACACCGGTTTGAAAAATAAATCCAGTGTCCTGTAGGATGACTGTATTTGCCTTTACTGATGCTATTGCATTAGTCGTTCCAATTGAAAGAGCATTAAGATCTATTTCAAAATTGTTGATTAGGTTTTCAATGGTGTCTTGAAAAATCAAGTCGTTTGCATTGGTTATTGTTGCAATGTCAGGGATAAAATTGCTTAACAATATTTCCTGGATAGGTAATGAAATTGGTGAAAATGCCATTTTCTTAGGTTATTTTAGTTTATTTATTAGCCTTATAGCCCGCTCTTAATTAAATCTGCTTTTCTTTGATTTAATCTTTGCTCAGTTCCGGCAATATACATTCTTTTATCAAGAACATTGATGTAGTTTTGTACTTCATTTATGTAATGTGATCCGCTATTGTCTATTACTTCTACTTTTAGTGTGAATGTACCAAGGTCCTTAAACTTCCACACGAAAAAAGGAACAGATTTGGCTCTGACTACTTCCAGACCAGTCACTGAATCAATTAGCGTCCAAATAAAGTCGTTCTTTCCATCTAAGTTATTTACAACAAAAAACACAATTGATTCCTGTGGTATTGCAAATGACTCATTGAACATCTTAATGTCAGCTATATTAAATGCGTTTTGATCTAGGAAAGTTGGCAAGAATCCATTTTGCAAATCATTGCTAAATCTCCAGTAGTTTTTTTCCACCCAATAGTTTGGATCCTGAACAGCTCCGCTTAATTGGTCTCGAAGAGGCGCGTTTAGGAAGAGCGTCTCAATGTCAAGCATTGGTGCTAGATTTGCTAGGTAATCCAACACCGATTGTGAATACACTTTACGCGGTAGAAAATAGGTGTACTTGTCTCCATGCATGGATCCTGGAAAAAATGGACTTCCTCCTGGACTAGTGTATGGACTGGGCACTGGAGAAAAGTAAGGGCTTCCGCCTGGACTTGCACTACCTGGATAAAAAAGCATTTGGTATTCCTCTTTGCTTATGTGATTTGCTTGTGCGTGTATTCTATCACCAACGATCGCATAATTAAATCGGTTGATTCCCGGATGGTCGCTTGCATTCATTAATCCAATCAGCTCATCTAAGGTAGAGTGAGTCGGTACAACATAATCCGAATAGAGAGACATGCGAATTATTGTTCCAGGATGAGGTGGATCAAGATAGAAGCCGGCTTCAAAGTCATCTAAGTAGATGCAATCAGCCATGCGTAACCAGTAAAGAGAGTCCAGAGTGACTCCATTGAAATCATTAAGAGTCAGAGACATGTCGCCATTGCCTAGTCCCCAATAGAGTTTCTTAGGGTGTCTTTGTGCTGGATCAGTGTAGGCAACATACTGACCTAAATCTGTATCATATAGCTCAACATCATACAGGTTTTGGCCCATTCCATAACGATTCTTATAGAATGCAATCCACTCAAGTAGATTTTTGTATACGTCAAACTTAACGGCAGCATCTTCATTGTTTAAAACATTGACCTTTGGATAGTAGAAAGGAGTAGCTCCAAAATCCTGCAGTCTCACGTTGGTTAGGTTTGCAAGTTGGTAATTAAACTTGTCCTCAAGTCGAGTGATACCGATAATTTGAGGCTTTTGATCGCTTTGTACTGTGACAAATCTACTAAATGTGCTGATGTTTCCGCTAAAGTCATAGAGCTCAGCAATGATTCGATATTTACCAGCATAAGGTAATACATGAGGCAGCTCATAAAGGTCTATCAGCTTACCCCTAAGGGAAAATGAGTAGGGATTTGGGGTGTCTTGTACTATTCGCCAATTGACTTCATAATAGTTTCCAAAATCAATATTGCCAAGGGTCCAATACGGACTCAATCCTGGAGCAGAGGCTCCTAGCTCACCTATTTGTACTCCTGAAAGGTCAGCTAGGGTGAATCCTCCAGTCTCTAATGTAAATATCACCGGAGCACCAATGACTCTTTCTGAATCATCGCCAAATTCCCAAGTCAGTTTTTTACCAATATCTGGGAATCTCTGATCCCTTATTTCATTGTAAAAAGTCTTGAAGTTGTCAATTATTTTGACAACCTCGTCACGAGTTGAATACCTTTGATTAAACTCAAATGGGTTGTCTGCTCCATTGTTATTGATTCTGCCGACTCCAAAATCTATTCCGCCTGGATCTTGCATCCTAAAAAGTGGATCTAGAGCGCGTAGAGTAATGTCATGATTTATGTCTGGGTATATTGCAACGTCTGCATGATCGTTGAAATTAAGGGTTGAGATCCTGTCTGAATCATTCCAGTTAGCTATTCTTATTCTTTGAAAATAGATGAACTCCCCAATAATGTCCTTGATCTTTACGTTTACCGGTAGAAACTCTAACTTTAGCTTATCGTTTAGTAGATTAAGCTTGTAGAAAATCTCGTTCACAGTAAAATCGGTGGTCTCAACCACATTGGGAATTCCCTCGTAGTCATAAGTGCCGTCCTCCTTTGTAAACTCATAAACTAGAGCAAGAAACTCAGTCTTCTTAAATTGCTTACCCTCACGAATCTGCTTGTTCTTATCGACAAGGTCAAGGGTATCAATCACACTAGCATTTAGGTAATCGCTAATGTCTACCATGATCAATTTATTGGTGTTGGTCGAACGAGGGTTAACATTTTGCCAATATTCTTTAATCTGTAGAACGTCCTTATAACCAAGCATGTTTACAAAATTAGAGAGACCTTTATAGGTTCCGATATATGGGTACACCTGTTCTTTATTGACAAGAAGCTCCTTTCTTATTCGATTGAGCTCAGCGTAGTCTGGGATTGCCTCCTTAATGTCATAGTCCTTTAGGATATTAGCGTCCTCACGTAGGAACCTGATTCCAAAGTTTTGTGCCCACGTCCTATATCTTACGTCCTCCTCAATACCCTCACCGTAAAAATCGATTTGTGCTATTTGGACCTTTCCTGCAAGGCTTGAATAAAAGATGTTGAGAGTTCTTTGAAAGTTTACTTCATTTGTTGGACTGAACGCAATATTTACCTGCAAAGGAAATCCCATATCTAGGGTTCCGCTGGTCGCTGATGAGTAATCTGAAAATGCGACAACTTTAGAGTCTATTTTACTAATGAACTCAGAATCTAATTGAGTGTCCCTAACTACCTCATAGAGAAAGAACTCGTTAGCCGTTTCATTTGAGCTCCAAGAAAACTCTAAGTACTCTCCGACTCCAAGGGTGGGAAACTTCCAAGGAACTCGCCCATATTGAACGTTTTCTAAAATAAACAGGTTCTCATTATCAAAAAGGTAGTTGGATATGCCCTCAAAATAGATCTTACCTTCCCATATATTTGTACTTGTGTTGTACTTTAAGTTGAGGTTACTTCCGAATTTATTAAAGAAACTTAGGTTTTGAACTACCATCCAGGGAAAGCTATTTTTATTATTTATTAGTATCCCTAAATTAGATGCTGTAAATTGAACTTTCACCGCTGGTGCTAAGTGATAGGAATTCTAGCGTCTCGTCTTTATCCAGTCCGGTCTTCTTGTGGATCTTTTTCCACTCTTTAGCATACCCATTTTTACATAACTGTGTAAAATAGGCAAAGGCATTGGGTTTTGCAGATCTGGTCTCGTCAAAACTCTGCCAATACTTAATACAATCGAATATTGCAGACTGTACACAATCTTCCCTGTCGCGATCATCCCTAAAGTAGAGACGAACTACTGCTCTATTTGCAAGAATAATAAAACTGTCAATCGCAGCAGCGCTTAGCTTCCCTGCCTTTTTACACTTTATTATTTCATCGGTGAAATCGTTGTTATTGATGTAGTCTTTGTCACCACGTTTTTTTCTAGCCATCCTTTTGGATTATTTTAGGAGACCATGGATCTTGGTCACACCTAAATAGGCATCTACCATATCGATGATCGGTGAAAGGATCTTATCCCCTTCTATTACCCATTGCTCTTTGTTAATAAGCTTAAATAGGTCAGACTCCTTTACAGATTCGATGATTGGGTCACTTTTAAATTTAGCTAGAATGTCTTGTTTGTTTGCGTTGCCTTTACAGCCAATTGCGTTTTTAAGTTCGCTTGGGCTAAATACAAAAAGCTTGTCGTGATTGAAATTAAGTATTCTGGAGATTAGCTGCTGTTTTAGGATCCCAGTGGCCTGAGCAATATCT